CAGCCGCTCCGGCTGAACTTTTGGCCGAAAGCGCCCAGATCGACAGCAGCTTTGTCGGCTATGGCATCGCCTACCTTTACATCCGTTTGGAGTATGACCAAGACGCATTCCCCAACGGGATGCCGCTGTTCACCGCCATCGTCAACGGCAAGAAGGTCTATGACCCGCGCAATGCACTGACGGCACTTTCTGCCAACGCCGCCCTCTGCGTGCGCGATTACATCATCACGGACTATGGCCTCGGCGACGTTGGCGTGGATGAAACCACCTTCGCAGCCGCAGCAAACATCAGTGACGAGAACGTCACGCTGGCCACCAGCGGCACGGAAAAGCGGTACACAATGAACGGCGTCATTCGGGCCGATCAGACGCCGGGCAGCGTGCTGCAAGACATGATGACGGCCTGCGCTGGCACGTTGTTCTGGGGTCAGGGCAACTGGCAACTCAAGGCTGGTCACTACACCAGCCCGGTCAAGACCTTCACGCTGGATGACTTCCGCAGCCCGATCCAGATGCAGACGCGGCAGTCGATGGCCGACGTGTTCAACGTCGTGCGCGGTACGTTCACCGATAAAGATGAAGACTACATCGTCGCTGACTATCCAGAGATGACGAGCGCGACGTATCTGGCGGAAGACAACAACGTCGAAACCCCGCTCGACCTGACCCTGCCCTACACGACCTCGGCGGCCACCGCTCAGCGCATTGCGGCCCTGACGCTAAATCGTGGCCGAGAGCAGATCACCCTGAACGCAGACTTTAGCGTTGCAGCTTTCGGCGTGCAGGTCGGCGATATCGTCGGCATCACCAACAGCCGATACGGTTGGTCTGCCAAAGAGTTCGAGGTTGTCGGCTGGCAGTTCTTTGCGGATCAGGACGCTGGCGATCTGCGCGTCAAGCTGACCCTGCGCGAAACATCAGAGGCAGCCTTTGATTGGGATGCCGACGAGACGGCGATCATCAGCAACAACACCACCCTGCCGATCTTCAGCACCGTGCCAGCGCCGTCCGACCTTGTTTTGACGGCCACGACTGTTCTGAACGATGACGGCATCGCTCTGCCTGCCATCCGTGCGTCTTGGACGGCCACGGTGGACCGCTTCGTGCAATACTATGAGGTGCAATATAAGCGCCTCGGCGGCGAGGAGGATTATGGCTCCATTGCCGACGCGCAGACCGACAGCGAGAACTGGGGCAGCATTACTGTGTCTGCCACCGAGAGCGAGGATTGGGGGCTTACCAACGAGCCGATCATCACGCCGGATGCGGAGTATGTCAGCGTACTGGGGACGACGAACAGCTTCCTGATCCAGCCCGTCTTGAACGGTTATGACTACATTGTGCGCGTCCGCGCCGTAAACTCGCTTGGGGTGCGGTCTCCGTTCATCACGAACTCGATTGCATCAGTCGGCGACACGACGCCTCCCGGCACCCCGTCGAACCTTACATCATCGCCGGGTCTGAAATACATCGAACTGCGTTGGATCAACCCGGCAGATCAGGATTTTGCCCACGTCGAAATCTGGGAAAGCGCGACCAACAATCTGGCCAGCGCCACGCAAGTCGGCGAGTCGTCCGGCTCAAACTTTGTCCGCGCCAATCTCGCAAATGACGTGACGCTCTATCACTGGATCAGAGCGGTTGACTATTCTTTGAACAAGTCGCCATTCACGGCGTCCGTCAACTCGACCACGCTCTTGATCGCACCTGCGGACTTCGACCAAGCTGTGAACGATCTGTTTACCGAGGCTGGAGCGTTTGGCGTCGAGCCTGTTTCGTCGCTGCCAGCTACAGGTGGCTTCGACGGCCAGCTTGTGCTGCTTCTGCCTGAGATCACGATCTACCGCTGGGATGCCACCACGTCGGCATGGTCCACAGACATCTACACGGCTTCCTCGCTTTCGGCGGGTTCAATCACATATGCCAGCTTTGCCGCTGGCATTGAGCCTGTCGGCGTGGTCAACACCCTGCCCACTGTCTCTGGCTATGTCGGCCCAAGCGTTGTCGTGCTGACCACAGACGGCAAACTCTATCGCCTCGTCAGTGGCGCGTGGACAGCAGCGGTCAGCACATCGGACATCAACGGCACGCTCGGGGCAGGCCTGTTCCCGACTAGCCTGCGTCCTGTTGAGGTTGTCGCTTCTCTGCCGTCGATTGATCTTTATCAGGGCCGGATCGTCCTGCTGACGACAGACAACAAACTGTATCGCTACACAGGCTCTACGTGGACAGCCGCCGTGCCTGCGACCGATCTTACCGGGCAGATCACCGGGACGCAGATCACCGACAACGCCATCACGACCAGCAAGATCGCGGCCAACTCCGTGACGGCCACCCAGATCAATGCTGGCGCTGTGACGGCAGACAAGGTGAGCGCAGGCGCAATTTCCGCCGACAAGATCGCGGCCAACGCTGTGACGGCTGACAAAGTTGCCGCCAACGCCATCACGGCGGCCAAGATCGCGGCTGGGTCCATCGAAAGCGACAAGCTGGCGGCCAACAGTGTCATCGCTGGCAAGATCGCGGCTGGCGCTGTCAACGCAGACCAGATCGCGGCCAACGCGGTTGTCAGCGCAAAGATCGCGGCTGGCCAGATCACAGCAGACAAGATCGCCACCGATGCGGTCACGGCTGACAAGATTTTGGCTGGGTCGATCATCGCGTCGAAGATCGCCGCCGGTGCTGTCACGGCGAATGCAATCGCAGCAAACTCCATTACAGCCGAAAATGCTGCGATCTCGAACCTTGCCGTGCAGCGCATCAAGATTGCCAACGGGGCTGTCAGTAGCGTTTCAGTAGTTGCGGACTACAGCACGATCTTGGACCCCGAAACATACAACGCAGACCGCTTGATGTGGTCCACATCAATTACATTGAGCGCAACTGATGCAGACGTTCCTGAACGCATTCTTTTGCAGCCATATATCTTAGAGGTTATTCCAACCGTTATTTCGTTGAATTCAAGTTCAACGGTCAGGGCGTGCTATGTCTTTGTAAAGCACGAAATCATTGTTCGCAGGTCAGATGGCACTGTCAGGGTTAGTGGCACTGTCGCGCAACCTCTTTGGGGCTGGGCGGCAAGGAACTCCATGACCTATGCTCCATTCCCTACCGCTGTTACCCAACGTGCGCGTTTGCTTACCAAGCCAAGCGGTGCTTACGCTGCCGGAGATACTATAGAATCAAACTTCTATTTCAGAAGTGAGCGCACCAACACGGGAGACAGGTTCAAGGCCGATTACTACGGCATGGCGCTGCAATATGAGGAGTTCTTCAAGTGAAGACGATCTATCACGACGCGCACGGCATGATCACAGGATCAAGCATCAATATGCCAGTGGATAGTTCCCGGCCAAACATTCAGGTGAACATCGACCTCGCGCCTGATCTTGCCCGCCAATTTTATGTGAGAGATGGTGCGCTGGTCGCCAAAGGGCCGAAACCGACGGACAGGTCACAATTCAACTATGTCGTCGGCGCTTGGTATGAGCCGCCGATCTCAGAGGCTGAAATTGAAAACATGCGCTTGTTTGCTCGGTCTGATCGCAATTCACTTTTGGCTGCTTGCGATTGGACACAGGTTGCCGACGCGCCCGTTGACCGTGAAGCTTGGGCCGCCTATCGGCAGGCATTGCGCGACGTGACATTGCAAGATGGATTTCCGCTCAACATAATCTGGCCCAACCCGCCTGAATCGTGATACAAAGAGGCGCAGCTTCGAGGTGACAGCATGACTAAGCAGGTTCAACGCCGCCGTGGGACTTCCACCCAGCACACCAGCTTCACGGGTGCCGAGGGTGAAATCAGCGTCAACACGACAAACAAGTCGATCCACGTTCACGACGGAACGACGGCTGGCGGTGTGGAAGCGGCGCGGGCCGATCTTGCCAACGTCTCCGACACCAGCCTGAACAATGCTCTCTCGGGCAACACGCTGGCATCCCTTACCATCACCTCTGCCGACATCAACGGCGGCACTATCGATGGCACGACCATCGGCGGTACGTCTCCGGCTGCTGTCACCACCACGTCACTCGTTGCGACAACCGCAGACATCAACGGTGGCACTGTGGACGGCGCTGTGATTGGTGGCTCGTCTGCCGCAGCCATCACCGGGACAACCATCACGGCCACTGGCGATGTGACTATTGCCGACAAGATCATCCACGCTGGCGACACCAACACCGCCATTCGTTTCCCTGCCGCTGATACGGTGACTGTGGAAACGAGTGGGGCTGAGCGGTTGCGGGTGACTTCTGGTGGTCTTGTAGGTCTGGGAACCGCTAGCCCCGGTGCAAGGCTTGAGGTGGAGGGTGAAACTAGGATTTACCCAAGCAGCGGCGCTGCAAACCTGCGCTTTGGAAGCGGCGGGGCTGAAAAGGGCAAACTTGCAGTTGATGCGTCTAGCAACATGGCGTTTGAAACAGCAGGCACCGAACGCATGAGGATCGACGCTTCCGGCAACCTCGGTTTGGGGGTTACGCCGAGTGCTTGGGGCAACCGCAAGGCAATTCAAAACGGTGGTGGCTCTGACCAGATCGCACACTTCAACGGCGCTGGACTCGTCACTGTTTTTGGCAACAACTACTACTGGGATGGTGGCAGCAACAGGTATGTCATCAACGGTCGCGCTCACATTTATGCACAGGAAAATAACGGGAGCCATGCTTGGTTCACCGCCCCCTCCGGCACCGCAGGCAACGCGATCACCTTCACGCAGGCTATGACGCTGGATGCGAGCGGGAACCTTGGGATTGGGACAACCTCAATCCCATCTGGTCGCAGGCTGGCTGTTTCTGGCGGCAGTGTTCGCTTGGACAGCGACTACCAGATTGAGTGGGGCGGCAGCACGGCTGGACTGTATGGTAACGGTGCAAACAACACTTTGCACTTTTTCACCAACACCACAGAACGCGCCCGCATCGACGCCAGCGGGAACCTGTTGGTGGGGACGACGAGTGTTTCGCCTGCGACATCAAACGTAACGGGCGTCTCCATCAGACCCGGCGGCTTTATGTCCGAACTCACGGGGGAAGGCGGACCAGCTCTTGGCGTCAACCGAAAAGTGAATGACGGTGACCTCGTTCGTTTTCATCAAGATGGGACGCAAGAAGGCTCCATCTCCGTCTCCGGCACGACCGTCAGCTACAACGGTGGACACCTCTCTCGCTGGGCGCAATTCCCAGACAACTCGCGTCCCGAACTCCTCAAAGGCACGGTCATGTCAAACCTTGACCAAATGTCTCAGTGGGGCGACGAGGACAACGAACAGCTTAACTGCGTTCAGGTCAGCACTGTCGAAGGTGAGGCCAACGTGGCCGGGGTGTTCGTGGCTTGGGACAGCACCGACGATGGCTACAACGACATCCTGCTTGCCATGACGGGCGACATGGTGATCCGCATCGGTGCAGGCGTCACGGTTGCTCGGGGTGATCTGTTGATGTCGGCTGGTGACGGCACGGCCAAACCCCAAGGCGACGACATCGTGCGCTCCAAGACCATCGCCAAAGTCACGTCAACTCATGTGTCTCACACCTACGCGGATGGCTCCTACGCTGTCCCGTGCGTGTTGATGGCCTGCTAACTTTAACCCCTAACCAGAAGGAGGATCACGATGGCTCAGAAACAACCGCAAACCATCACGATCAACGAAGTAGATTATAGTGAGGACCAACTGACCGACGAGCAGAAGGTTCTCATCAACCATGTGGCAGACTTGGACCGCAAGATCGGTTCAACGCGCTTCAACCTCGACCAGCTTCAAGTGGGCCGTGATGCCTTCATGAACATGCTGACCGCCTCGCTCAAGAAGGAGACTGAAGAATGACGATCATCACTTGGCGTGTCGCCCAGCTTGACCGCAACGCGGCTGACGGCGGCGTGACCGTGGCTCACTGGCGCGTGACTGCCGTTGACGGGGATCACTCCGCCTCGGCCTACGGAACCGCAGGCTTCACCCCTGACGCATCTGCTGCGGGCTTCGTGCCTTACGCCAGCCTCACCGAAGCCGACGTGCTGGCATGGGTCTGGACTTCCGTGGACAAAGCCGCCGCAGAGGACAGCCTGTTGCAGCAGATCGAAGCCCAGAAGGCACCCGTCACCCTGACCGGGACGCCGTGGTAAAATGACGACCGAGATGCTCTGGAGCCTCGGTCTATCAGCAGCACTCGGCCTCATCGGCTGGGTGCTGAAGAACCATGTCGAGGAAGTGAAGCGGCTGCAAATCCTGCTGAACCGCACTCGGGAAGAAGTAGCCCGTGACTACGTCACGCGGGCCGACATGCACACCGACATGAACCGGGTGATCTCGCGGCTGGACAACCTCGACAAGAAGATCGACGAACTGATGCGGAGCCTTGCCAAATGAGACTTGCCCTCATCCTCTTGGTCGCTGGCTGCGGCCCTGTTACTGTATCGTCCGTGGCCTACACGACGGCCTGCCCGAAAGGTGACCGCCAGTGCGAAATCCGCCAAAACGCAGAGACCCTGTACTACATGGCGCACGGAGACGCGGCCAACGAACTGCTATGCTCCGGCGATACGCGGGACGTTATGGGTGCGCTCTGCTCTGTCTACTGACGACAGCAGCCACCGCCCAAGTCAGCGGTGATCTAAACACCAACAGCGGCAACACCAACTCCACCATCGACAGCGGCAACATTTCGACCAGCGAGACGCGGAACTACAACGGCGCTGGCTCGTCTCCGTTCTCTACGCCCGTGCCGACAGCCGCAGCGCCGACAGTCATGGGCGGCGGCGGAAATGATAGCTGCCTGATCCCTAAGCAGCAGGCTTTCCAGATTTCGATCTTCGGACGCGCCGAGGGCAGCATGGAGCAAGATGAGGAGTGCAACCGCCGCAAGGACGCCCGCCTGCTCGGCACACCGCAAGAAGCTGGCGGGCTGGGCCTGCAAGTCAGTGGTATTTCGGTCATGTGCGACAACGCCCAAATCTACAAAGCTATGGCGCTGGCCAGCACACCATGCCCGATCTACAGCATTGAGACGGGCAAGCTTCTGGTAGGCCGCGAGGGCTATCTGGCCATGCGTGACAATCCCTACATTTATGTGGTAGGGTACGCGCAAGATCAGTCCTTCTGGGACACATTCCTGATGATCGGAGAGGAACTGCCCGATGTCGTACCTCAAGAGAACAGCGGCCCTACTCTGTCTGAGCGTTTCCGCCGCTCACGCCGATCCGACGATGACGGACCTACAGGGGTCGGCCCAGACAATCCTTAACCAACTGTCAGCGGCTCAGAGCCTGACGGCTGGCGCGGTCTACAGTGCCGGACAGGGCGACATCCTCGCACCGGGCGTCATGCAGACGGCGACTGTGACCGAGCAGATGCGCCTTGATTACAATGCCGATGTGCAGGGGGTAATCGACGCGACATACTACAACGCCGAGATGTTGTTTCAGGATCAATACGCCGCAACAATGGTCAATCTCGATTCGGCTGTCGATAACCTCGTTGCCGCGACTGCGGTTTTGATGGAGGTGCAGGCGGTGGCCAACATGGCAGCCAACGCCGACACGGTGCAGGAGCAGATGGCCGTGCAGGCTGTCCTAATCAACAATGACATGACCGTCAGCGCCGCCGACGTGAACAACTACAACAACGCTCTCGGCGCTGTGCAGTCCTACGCCCGCGATGCTGGTGCCTTCTTGGCGGCCTCGCGCAACGCGACCATGACCGGGACGGTGGATGCCTACGCGGCCAACAGCGGCACCAGCCTCTACGGCGCGTCCGTGGCCTACTCGCCGACGTTTGACATCATGAACATCAGCGCGGCCAACGTCTTCGGCATCGGCCTGCAAGGGCTGCTCGGCGCTGACACTGTCACGCTGTCTGATGTCTACGCTGCCGGGTACGGTTCGTGAGTGAGGAAGCTGAAACCACTGGCCTGCGGATTGCGGGCTTTGACGTAAAGGGCTGGTGGTTCGCCGCCGCCCTGCCCGTCCTGTCTGGTATCAGCGGCACGATCTACTACGGCTACGATGTTGTGAACAGGTTCTGGGGCGTGGAGGAAAGCGTTGCCGAAGTTTTGGATGTGGTCAGCCGGGTGCAAACCCTTGAGCAAGCGATACAAGACAACGATGTGCGCGGCCTTGCACCGAAGCTGTCGGCAATCTCGACCCAGATGGGGACGATCCTTGAGCAGCAGAAAGAGTTGATGGACCTGCGGTCGAAGGTGGAGAAGGCCGAGGGTGTCACGTCTGGCATCGACGGCAAGCTGCAAAAGTACGACGCCGAGATCGAAGACCTGTGGAAGGCTATGGACGATCTGATAAGGAACCCGATGCAATGATGAAGATGGAAGCATTGATCTGGCTGGCGTTTTTAGCTGCCGTCGCCGCGATCTTCTGGGTCAG